AATTCAGCTGATGAAAACGTATGCCCGCATTGAAAATCAGCGCGTCGCGGAAATTGTCGCGCTGAATGTGAAGCCTGAAAAACTCTATCACCCTTCGCTGGTATGGGTGGATATCACCGCGCTGCCCGAAAAGCCCGATATAAATTATCGCTACAGTGACGGCGTCTTTACTGCCCCGGTAACAGATGCTGAAAACGCGGCGCTGATTGCCAGCAGCAGGCTGGCAGCAGAAACGGATGAGGCAAACCGGACCATTGCACCGCTGCAGGATGTAGTTGATATCAGCATTGCGACAGATGCGGAGATCACCCGCTTGGCAGAGTGGAAGCGATACCGGGTGGCACTCAGCCGGATCGATACCAGTACGGCGCCAGATATCGAATGGCCGGCCAGGCCGCAATGAACAAGAGTGACAGCTCAAGCCGGAGTTGTCATTCTTTTAAGTTGTTAGCAATATCTCATTCAATATGAGTTCTTGATAAAAATTGTTTTGCAATTATCGCCTTAAGTAACTATGTGCGCTTTGAATTAAAAATCATAAACTAGCATCATTCTATTAATGGACCATGCCACATGATATGTCTTAACATACAAAGCCACTTAGTTATGGAAGTAAGAACAGATGGCACGAGTGAACAGCCTTTAATAAAAATGAATGAAGAATCAGGAGAGAAAAGTGATCACATTAAAACGTTTTCTAACAATGGATACTGCAAAAAACATCTACCTATGTCTGACAGGCGCAGGAGTGGTTGTTTTTATGTTCTATTGTATGCGCATACAATTTTTTCCAACAGGCTTATCTTTGTCTGATGTAATTTTCTTTCTAATGGTAATAGCATCGTTCTCGCTTTTTTTGTTTTTCTTTATTCTTTGCTGGTATTCAATGTCTATTATAACCGCAAAAATATTTATGAGCGTGGCTTTATTCACCCTTCGCAGAACAAAGAAGTCAGATTTACTTCGCACTTTTAAAGGCACAAACAGAATGGCAAAACTAATGAAAATTTACGAACCAATCTTTGCGCATTCTTTAATATCCTTAATAGGAATTGTGATTATTTTTTTAATGAAACCCTCAAGTAAAATAGATGCCTTTTCAATATTTTTATCAATAGCTATGGCGGCCTTCTGCATCATGCTAATTCCAAATATTTATTATGACAAGAAAATTCAGAAACAGAAGAAAAAGAGCCTAGCAGGATTAGTAGTAGGCTGTGGCTTGTTTTTCTTTTTTATGTTCTCTGGCATGCCTCCTGTACTGAGTGATGCAGGGATGACTTATATCGGAGTGAAAAAATCAAATATAACTGTAATGTTACAGGGTTCGGATTTGGAGATGGCTAGGCATTTGACAGGCAACCTTAGTCAGGTTTATTTCAAAGCCGATGCTCTTTTTACTGGTGTAGGTGCTACTTCATTACTAGTAATTAACAATAAAAAGATTGTAGTGAAAAATGAAAACCTCTCTCTTTCACTCTAATTTTTTATAACTATATAAGCGTACATCATTCCTTAGGGATAAACTTATTAAGTTTCGGTATATGCCGGCTTAGCATCAGCGGCAGATCGATAATTCTGCATGCTCACCGACCAGCAAACCCCCATCAGATGCACCGCTAAACCTGACCTGACACCCTGAGCACACCCTCAAAACGGAGTGCATCAGATGTCTGATTATCATCATGGTGTCCGCGTCGTCGAAGTTAATGACGGCACGCGCACCATAACAACCGTATCAACCGCAATCGTCGGCATGGTCTGCACCGCGCAGGACGCTGACGCGGCAACCTTTCCACTCAATACGCCGGTACTTATCACCAACGTGCAGGGCGCAGTCGGCAAGGCGGGTAAAAAAGGCACGCTTGCGGCCGCGCTGCAGGCCATTGCTGACCAGTCCAAACCTGTGACCGTCGTCGTGCGCGTGGCTGAAGGTGCCGACGAAGCCGAAACCACGTCAAATATCATCGGCGGCACGGATGAAAACGGCCAGTATACCGGCATGAAAGCGCTGCTCGCCGCGCAGACCCAGCTCGACGTTAAGCCGCGCATTCTCGGCGTGCCGGGGCTGGATTCACTGCCTGTGGCAACCGCGCTTGCCAGCATTGCGGAGCAGCTGCGCGCCTTTGCCTATGTGTCAGCATGGGAATGTAAAACCATTTCCGAAGCCCGCCTGTACCGCCAGAACTTCAGCCAGCGCGAAATCATGGTTATCTGGCCTGATTTCGTTGCATGGAACACCGCGACCAGTAAATCCGATACCGCCTTTGCGACCGCGCGCGCGCTGGGCCTGCGCGCCAAAATCGACAACGACACGGGCTGGCATAAAACCCTGTCTAACGTCGGCGTTAACGGCGTGACCGGCATTTCCGCATCGGTGTTCTGGGATCTGCAGCAGACCGGCACCGACGCCGACCTGCTCAATGAGGCCGACGTCACCACGCTGATCCGTAAAGACGGTTTCCGCTTCTGGGGCAACCGCACCTGCAGTGACGATCCGCTGTTCCAGTTTGAGAACTACACCCGCACCGCGCAGGTGCTGGCTGACACGATGGCCGAGGCGCATATGTGGGCGGTTGATAAACCGCTAACGCCAGTTCTCGTTAAGGAAATTATTGCGGGCATTAATGCCAAGTTCCGCGAGCTGGTTAACGCCGGTTATCTGCTGGGTGCATCTGCCTGGTATGACGAAAGCGCCAACGATAAAGACACCCTGAAGGCGGGCAAGCTCTTTATCGATTACGACTATACGCCGGTTCCGCCGCTGGAAGACCTGACGCTGCGCCAGCGCATCACCGACACCTATCTGGCGAACTTCGCCGCATCCGTAAACAGCTGAGGAGCCGGATAAATGGCACTGCCACGCAAACTGAAGGGCATGAACCTTTTTAATAACGCTAACAGCTATCAGGGCGTCGTCACCGCCGTGACCCTGCCGAAGCTGGCGCGCAAGCTCGACCCGTTCCGCGCAGGCGGCATGAGCGGCGCGGCCTTTATCGATAACGGTCTGGAAGATGACGCGCTCGATGTTGAATGGAGCATCGGCGGCATCGATGAGCTGGTTCTCACGCAATGGGGGGCGTCTGACATTCCCCTTCGCTTTACAGGCTCTTACCAGCGCGACGATACCGGCGAGGAAATCGCGGTGGAGATTGAGGTGCGCGGTAAGCATCAGTCGTTTGATTTTGGCGAAGCCAAGCAGGGTGAAGATACCGAAACCAAAATCACCTCCAAAAACACCTATTACAAGCTGACCTTTAACGGCAAAGAGCTGATCGAAATCGACACCATCAACATGGTGGAGAAGGTCAACGGCACTGACCGTCTTGAGCAGCGCCGTAAAAACCTCGGCCTGGTATAAACCCTGACGCCAGCGCACGGCGCTGGCTTTAACTGACTACAGTGAACAGAGAATAATCATGGAAAAGAAAGATAACGTTGTTGAGTTTGAAACCCCGCTGATGCGCGGCGAAACCGAAATCAAAAGCGTGGAGCTGATTAAGCCGAATGCCGGTAGTCTGCGCGGCGTACGCCTGGCTGATCTGTGCCAGTCGGATGTTGATTCCCTGCTGACCGTGCTGCCCCGCATTACCCTGCCAGCACTGACAAAGGCCGAATGTAATGCCCTTGATCCGGTTGACCTGATTGCGCTGGGCGGCAAGGTGATTGGTTTTTTGCAGTCGAAGTCGGACGAATAGACTGGCCGCACGGCCTGACGGTCAACGACCTGATGGCCGACATTGCCACGATATTTCACTGGCAACCTTCCGAGATGTACGACATGCCGCTGGCCGAGCTGATGGGCTGGCGGCATAAAGCCTTTATCCGCAGCGGAGCAACCACGGATGAGCAATAACCTCAAGGTTCAGGTGCTGCTGAATGCTGTAGACAAAGCCTCGCGCCCCTTCAAAGCCGTACAGACCGCTGCCAAAAATCTGTCATCTGACATACGCCAGACGCAGACGACGATTAAGGAGCTGGATGCACAGGCGGGGAAAATTGATGGCTTCCGCAAGGCCAGTGCGCAGCTGGCCGTCACGCAGCAGAGCCTCAAAGATGCAAAACAGGAGGTAGCGGCGCTGGCCGTGCAGTTTAAAAACACGGAGCGCCCGACAACACAGCAGGCCCTCGCACTGGAAAAGGCCCGCCAGGCAGCGTCGGAGCTGCAGACGAAGTCCAACAGCCTGCGCCTTTCGGTGCAGCAGCAGCGCGAGGCACTTAACGCCGCGGGGATTTCCACCAAAGCCCTGAGCAGCGAGCAGAAGCGCCTGAAATCCGCCTCAGCGCAGGCAACCGTCAGTCTGAGTCGGCAGAAAATGGAGCTGCAGCGGCTGAATGCGCAGCAGGAGCGGCTGAACCAGACCAGCGAACGCTACCGCAAAGGGCAGGAGCTGTCAGGCAAGGTGCGGAACATGGGCGCGGCCGGTATCGGTGCTGCCACGGTTGGCGGCATGGCAGCAACCTCGCTGCTGATGCCGGGCTTTGAGTTTGCACAGAAGAATTCCGAACTGCAGGCCGTGCTCGGTGTAGCAAAAGACTCAAAGGAAATGAAAGCCCTGTCTGCGCAGGCGCGCCAGCTCGGTG